AAACAACTTTACAGGAAGACTCCAAAGCCGCCGGTAGGTGGGAAACAGCACAAGGTGGGGAGTATTTTGCAGCTGGAGTTGGCGGTGCGATAACCGGACGGGGTGCTGACCTATTAATCATTGATGATCCACATTCGGAGCAAGATGCATTGTCTCCTAATGCAATGGAGTCTGCTTATGATTGGTATACATCAGGACCAAGACAACGTTTACAACCGGGTGGTAAGATCGTACTTGTAATGACAAGATGGTCTAACAAAGACCTTACTGGTAAATTACTAGCGAACCAAAAAGAAGCTAAAGCTGATCAGTGGCACGTGGTCGAATTTCCAGCAATCATGGACCACGGATCAAAGAACGCTGCACCGGTTTGGCCTGAGTATTGGAAGTTAGATGAATTAGAAAAGGTCCAAGCAACACTGCCCACGGGCAAATGGAATGCACAGTGGATGCAAAACCCAACAGCAGAAGAAGGAGCTATTCTTAAACGTGAGTGGTGGAGGATTTGGGATAAAGATTGGATACCACAACTACATCATGTCATACAATCTTATGATACAGCATTTTTAAAAAAAGAAACTGCCGACTATTCAGCGATCACCACTTGGGGTGTATTTTATCCATCAGAAGATGAACCTGCTAATTTAATGCTTCTTGATTCTATAAAAGGACGTTATGAGTTTCCTGAACTTAGGCGTTTAGCATTAGAGCAGTATAATTATTGGCAACCTGATTCAGTGATAGTTGAGGCGAAAGCATCAGGTTTACCCCTAACATACGAGTTAAGACAGATGGATATACCGGTTGTGAACTTCACACCTTCACGTGGAAACGATAAACATGCCCGTGTAAATGCGGTTGCACCTTTGTTCGAATCTGGTATGATATGGTGTCCTGAACAGAAATTCGCAGACGAAGTCGTTGAAGAGTGTGCTGCGTTTCCGTATGGGGATCATGATGACTTGGTTGATAGTACAACACAAGCGATTATGCGATTCAGGCAGGGAGGATTATTAGAACACCCTGAAGACTATGTTGATGAACAAGTCGAGAAAACGAAAAGGAATTATTATTAATGTCAAAATATCATAGACAGGGTTATTTAGGTGCAGGGCTAGTTAAAAAATTGCTTACTTCTAAAGGAGAAAAAGGCGAGATGTTAATGAAACTTGTTAGAGAATCTAAAAAACTATCTTCTCCAAAATTTTTTAAAGATAAGACAATTAATATCAAAGGCATTGGAAAAAGAAAAAAAGAAATTCTTCAACCTGAAGAATATATAGATATTGAAAATATGAGTAACAATCAGCTCAAAAAACAGATTCAAAAGTTTGGTTATATAGTTGGAACTAAAAATAAAAAATTAGCTGATAAAGCACAACAAACACCTCTTTCACAAAAAATAAAAACTAAGGTAAAGGATAAGAAAAAATAATGCTTACAGCAATTAGAAACTGGGTCGTACAAACAATGATGAAGGGTCAAACTGGAGTTGTTAGAACCTTACCTAAACCACAAATCATAGAACTTAATACACAGATCACAGCAGAGCGAATGATGCGTAATGGTATTAATCCAAATGATATGAAAACTGTAGGCCAAGTTGAAAATGTAGTTAAACAAATAGATACACCTAAAGTAAATGTTAACCCTGGTGTAACAGGAGTTAAGAAAGCAGATGTACTAGATATGGAAGGAAACAAGATTCCTGAAGGATCAGGGATCATGGGTGGTAAAGAAGTAAAAGAATCAGATGCAGCAATCAAAGCACGTATTGAAGCTGATAACGAAAAAGGACTTGCTTCGATGAAAAAAAAATTAGAAGACCCTGAAGAAAAAGCAGACGGCGGACGTATTGGTTTAAAAGGTGGAACTCTTTTAAACTTTTTAAAAAATATAGGTAAGACTATGAATGAAAAAAGTCCTGCTAAAGTTTACACAGATTATTTAAAGAGTGTTAAGAAAAGAGCACAAGAAGGAGATATGAAAACACTAGCACCTGAAATGGGTATAATTGCTGGTGGCGGTATTCTTACAAATAGATTTTTAAAAAAGAAATTAGAAAAAATGAATGAAGCCGCAAAAGCTGAAGTAGAAGAAAAAGCAGACGGCGGACGTATTGGTTTACTTGCAGGAAGTGTTCCTAAAATCTCAGCAGCGATTTCAGCTGTTTTAAAAAACAAAAAGAAAGTCCAACAAGCAGTCGATAATATATTTCCAACAGGTGATTATAAATATGATGCAGAAATGGCAGCCGATGCTCTTGTTGAATTAAACCCTAAAGATTTTAATAATCTATTACGTGAAGATCTTTCTGATGAAATTAGTTCAGAAATTTATGGAGCTGTACTTAAACCTATTATGTCAAACATGGCTGAGATGAGAGAATTAAGAAAAGCAACAAGACCTGAAAAAACTTTACAGTCTATGAAAGAAGGTAAAGGTATTGATATATCTGATCCAGAAATTTCAGAAGAGTTTACAAGATTTATGAAAGAGAGAGATCCTGAAGGATATAAAAAATTAGAACAAACTGTAGAGCTTTCTAATTTTAAAACAAAAGGTCGTAAAGAAAATTCAGATGGTGGTCGTATTGGTTTAAAAGCGGGTATGACGAAACGTGGTTTCTTAAAACTTATGGGTGGTGTTGGTGCTAGTATCGGTGCAGCAAAATCTGGAATATTTTCTGGACTAGGTAAAGGCGCTGGTAAAACGGTTGCAAAAGAAGTTGCAAAAGAAGCTGCAGGAACTTATCCTCCACCATATTTTTTTAAACTTGCAGAAAAAATTAAATTTATGGGTGATGATGTAACTAGAGGAGCTGCAACACAAGAGAGAGAAGTTGTTACATCATATAAAGATTATATGATGACCGAAGATTTAGGAACAGGTAATATTGTAATTAGAAAAAGAAACGAAGGGGTGTTTTATGATCAAGATGGTATAGTATCTGATGAGTATATAATTTATAAACCAGGTCAAGCAGATGAATTAACTAAAGGTAAAAAACCTCCTGCAGAATACGAAGAGTATACTGTAAGACCAGACGGTGATGGTAAACTAACTGACTCTGAAGATGGTCTAGATAACCTAGATGAGATTTTAGAAGAGGTAGGTGATACTGATTCTATGACAATCAAAAAAGCATCAGGCGGTATCGCTAGAATGTTAGGTGAGTAATGAATCCTTACAGACTTAAAGATGTATTTAACTATTTAACATCTAACAACCAACTACTTAAAAAAAAATTAAAATTAGGTACTGATGAAATACCTATCCCTCCTAAAAGAAGTGATGTTACAACTATAGAAGCAATTAACAGATTTAACAAAGCCAACCCTAGAGTTGACACTACAAATCTAAAACCTCTTTCTGTAAAACAATCGAACGTTAAACAATCTAACGTAGATCAAGCTGATGAAGGCGTGATCCAAGGTGCGTTCGACACGGCTACTAGAGAAGCACAATCAGAAGGTTTCCCTGCACCTAAGTATGAGGCGTTTAAGAAAAGATATTTAAGAAAAAATATGAAAGCAGATGGCGGACGGATTGGTTATAAATATGGTACTGTACCAGGAGAAGGAAACTCAAGAATAGAATATGATCCTGAAACAGATACTTATAGAAAAAGAGTTCAAGAAACTATTGATGGTAAAAAAACAAATAAATACATTTATTCAAAACCAGGCGACTCTTTAGAAGATTTAAAAAAAATAAAACCTGTAAGATCAACAGGAGCTGATGATGCAACTGTTAAAGCAAGACAGTATGTCGATAACTGGACTAAAGATTGGTTTGATAATAATTTAAAAAAATACGGTATAAATGAGTTTGATGTAGCGATAGATGATCTATCTTCTGCATGGCAACTACAATTAGAATCAGGAAATGCTCCTAAAGCATCTGGTAAATTTAATTTATCAACACCAGAATTAAATTTACCTAATATAACAACTTCAGCAGATGCAAAAATAAAACCAAATTTAACACCTTTTCAATATAATGATGTCACCTTTTATAAAAATCTAGAAAGTACTGATGAATTAAAAAATAAAACTTTAGCTCAGTTTAGAAAAGTTTTTTATAAAGATCAAATAAACAATAATCCTAATTTACAGAAAGACTTAACAAAATTTTTTAGTTTCATGTCATCTAATAAACAAGGTCAATATAGAAAACTAGATGGCAAGACTATAAAAGATTTTATGAACACAGAAGTTAGTGACGAAGTTAAATTTTTATTAGATCCAGAAATTTCTGGTTTAGATAAAGCTTCTAAAAAAGAAGTGTTTAATAGTTATTCAGATTTTGCAGATAATTATAATAAATACACAGAAGATAAAGTTAGACTTAAAGCAGTTCAAGCAGAAACAGAAGCTATAGCAAAGGTAGGAAAAAAAACTGCTGACCAATATAAAAAGGTAAAAGCAGATATTGCAAAACAAAATGATGTTCTTGCTAAAATGTCTGTTAACGATATTGCAAATAATAAAGAACTTTTGAACAGTGTAAGATTGTCTATTAATCCAAAAACAGGAGAGGTTAGTTATACTAACTATACTGTAAACGACCCTAAAGGAAAACCAGCATTAACAGATTTAGAATTAGCTGAAAAAATAAAACAAAAAGCTAAAAATAAAAATTTTTATGTTACTGAACACATCGGTAAGAAATCATTTAACAAAGCAAATCTTGCGTTCCCAAATAATATTCAATCAGCTAATTACATGAGTAATTCTCAATTAGAAAACGCTAGAAGATTTTTAATAATTCCAGAAAATAGAAACACTGCTGCTGCACAAAATTTAGATAAAACATTAGAAGATTTAAAACTAACTATTAGAGGTCCAGAGTATGGAGGCAGACCAATTGGAAATAAAATGGATATTGTTTTTGATTCTAAAACAGGATTATCTAATATTGTTCAAGATCAAAAAATATTAGGTAAATTTACAAAACCAATTAGCAATCAAGCTGGATTTGTAAGTAAAGAACTTTTAAAAGATGTAGCTAGAAAAATTGGATCGGTTGGAAGAAAAGGAACTGGAGTTGCAAGTGGAGGTCTCACTGAAGCATTGTTCTATTTTTTAGATAAAAATAACATGATTTCAAAAGGGATGAGTGAAACAGAAGCAGAGGAACAAGCAAAAGAAAATGTAACTTTTGGTTTATATAAAAATAAAGCTTATATGGATAGTTTAAAAGAAATAGCAGAAGATATGGATATAAATCCAAGTACATTTGATTCAGCTTATAATTTAAATATTTTAAGTAAACAATATGAACAGAATACTAAAAACGTACAAGATCAAGTAGATACTGCTCTTCAAAATAATGATCAAAAAACAGCAGACGATCTTATAAAAAATTATAGAGTGTATAAAGATAGAACAAAAAAAGAATATGAAAGATTAGAAAATGATATTACTGGTAGAATATCAGGAGGCTCTCCTCAAATAATGTCAGATGCAAAAAACTTTATAACCGAAAAACAATTTGCAGAACCTTTTTATGATATGCAAAACGCTGCTATAGAAAAATTAAAAAGAGAAAAATTAAGAGCATTTGATACACAAAAACTACAATCAGATACAGCAGCAGGAAGCACCGGTAGCACTTTACTTTCTAATGTATTTAATACACAATCGTTACCAAGAGCAGGAAAATTTTTATTTGATTTATCAAATCCATTTTCTGCATTACCTAATTATAAAAATTATTTAAGTGATGCTGAAAAAGAAAATCAAATGTTAAGATCATTAGAACCAAGTGATTTAAATCTTGTTAATTTAGCAAGAGGGTTTACTAGAGATAATATTAGATCTGCAAATATAGAAAGTCCTATTTTAGCTTCTGATATTGAAAATATAAAATACCAAAATCCAGGTGTGTTTTTTTCAAAAGGAGGCATAGCAAGCCTAACTAAAACCATTCCACCAGCATCAGGGCCAACACCTCATGGGTTGCCTTCTCTAACAAAACGTGGTATTAAAATATAGGAGTAATAAATGGCAGATATAGATAAAGGACTCCCGAACACTAGAACTAAAATTGAGATTCCTTCAGAAGAGGAATTGCAAGAAGTTGCTGTTCAGGATGAAAACGTAGAAGAATTAAAAGGACCAGTTGAAGTTATCCCTGAAGAGGATGGCGGAGCAACAATCGATTATGATCCAGGTGCAATAAACACTTCAGGTTCAGAATCACACTTTGATAACCTAGCAGATATTTTACCAGAAGATGCAGTTGAACCTATTGGAAACGAGATGGTTCAAAACTACATGGATTATAAATCATCTAGAAAAGAATGGGAAAGTGCTTACACAACTGGATTAGATTTATTAGGATTTAAATATGAAAATAGAACTGAACCGTTTCAAGGAGCAAGTGGTGCAACTCACCCAGTTCTTGCAGAAGCAGTAACTCAGTTCCAAGCACAAGCTTACAAAGAATTATTACCAAGTGATGGTCCAGTTAGAACACAAGTTATAGGAATTAAAAATCCACAAACTGAACAACAATCGCAACGTGTTAAAGATTATATGAATTACTTAATCATGGACACAATGAAAGAATATGAATCTGAATTTGATTCTATGTTATTTCATTTACCACTTGCAGGATCTACATTTAAAAAAGTTTACTACGACGTTCCACTTGGAAGAGTGGTATCGAAGTTTGTACCAGCGGATGAATTAATTGTACCGTATACAGCTACCTCATTAGATGATGCGGAAGCAGTTATTCATACCGTGAAAATTTCAGAAAACGAATTAAGAAAACAACAAGTCAGTGGTTTCTACAGTGACGTTGAGTTAGGACCTCCAGGAACAGATTCTAATGGAGAGCTATCTA